GAGAGTTTTTTGGCAATGGAGTAGAGAGTTATTTAGAAGCATATGGATTAAAAAGAAAGCAATATAACTCGGCAAAGGTATTGGCATCCGGATTATTAACAAACATTAACATACTAGACAGAGTGAATGAATTAATGGATATTGCGCTGAATGATATAGTAGTAGACAAGGAGTTAGCTTTTATAATTAAGCAGAAAGACAACTTATCCGCAAAGGTACAAGCGATAAGAGAATATAACAATTTAAAGCAAAGAATAATTGAGAGAAAAGAAGTAGACGCTAAAATAGAAATCAAATGGCAGAAGTAGTTATCCCTTATACGCCAAGACTATGGGCAGAGAAACTTCACAATTCTTTTAAGAGATATTTTTCTCTGATAATTCATAGAAGAGGAGGGAAAACAACCGCGCTTATAAATCACTTACAAAGAGCGGCTACTGATGACAACTGGGAAGAGCAAAGAATGAGGGCGCTTGTTCCCGGAATAAAAGAAGAAGACTTGAAGACATTGATAAGGAATAGATTTTATGGGCTCGTTTTTCCTCTTTATTCACAGGCCAAGACAACAGCGTGGGACATGATGAAGTATTACGCTTTGCCTATTCCGGGGGTTAAGTTTAATGAGGCCGAGCTAACTGTTCGTTATCCGAATGGATCTAAGTGCAGATTATTTGGCGCTGATAATCCCGACGCATTAAGAGGTCCGGCATTTTGGGGGTTAGGATTTGATGAATACAGCCAGCAACCGCCTAATATCTTTGGAGAGGTTTTGTCTAAGGGCTTAGCGGATCATTTGGGATTTGCTATATTCGCCGGAACAATTAAGGGCAAGAATCAACTTTATAGAACAAACACAGTAGCAAGGCAGAACCCGAATGAGTGGGATTATGTTTGGCAAGATATTGATTATACCCTTGCACACGAGCAAGGCATTACAGTTGAGACGCTGAGACAGGCCCTTGAAGACGATAAGAAGTTGGTTGCGCAGGGCATGATGTCTCAGGAAGAGTTTGATCAAGAGTGGTACTTATCTACAGAGGCGGCAGTTAAGGGCTCTTATTACTCTAATCAGATCAGAGACGCAAGAGCAGAAGGCAGAATAGGAGGCATATACTATGAGCCAGGCCTTAAAGTGTCTACTGCTTGGGACATAGGCATAGGCGACGCAACAGCTATATGGTTCTTTCAACGTGTAGGCATAGAGATAAGGTTAATCGATTACTACGAGACGACGGGGGAGGGGTTGCCGTATTTTGTTAAGATTCTTAATGATAAAGCCTTCACCTACTCCGACCACTTTGGACCTCATGACCTCAAGAACCGCGAGGTAGGAACCGGAAAGACCAGACTTGAAGTTGCCCAAAAATTAGGAATAAATTTTAAAATAGTTCCCAAGCTTCCTATCGAGGAAGGAATCGACGCAGTTAGAAGGATGTTTAACAAATGTCGCTTTGACGACAAATGCGCCGCAGGGATGGATGCTTTGATTCACTATCATAAGGAATGGGACGACAAACAGGGCCAGTTTAAGGAACACCCTTTTCATGACTGGTCTTCGCATGGCGCTGATGCCTTTAGATACTTGGCTTTGGGGCGAAGCGAAGGTGAAGTTAACGCCTATGTGGAAGACCCTGAGATTAGAGAGTTTGAAGAGATTAGGCGAAAGCAAGGGGAGGGGAAGGGGGACGTGTTGGATGTTTTTGAATAGTTCTTTAAAACCTGGAGTCGGGTCTAAACAAATATGACGAAGATTACGAAACTTATTTGGCGTTTGAAGGAGCAGCCAACAACAGAATCGCTCCGAGAGTTGGTAAAAGACAAAATACTAACCAACGAAGAAGCAAGAGAAATCTTGTTTAGTTCCGAAGACATTGAGGATAGGGACAAAAAGTCCCTTGAATCGGAAATCAAGTTTTTGCGGGAACTTGTAGAAAAACTCGCCAGGTCAAGGTCGCAGATAGTTGAAACAATAAGAGAGATTCAGCCCTTTTATCACACGTATACTTGGTCGCAGCCGTATACCGTGTGGTGTGATACGTCTTCTAATGGGATTAGTACGACAATAGGGGCAACGTCGAATTTCTCTAACATTACGACGTTCTAATTAATCGGCCTGACTCCAGATTTTAAATAATTATTTTTATACATGGCAGAAGCAACTTTAATCGTAAAAGGAAGCGTCTTGGCTGAGGAAAAACCTGCTGAGACAGCTAATACTCCTAATTATACTGCAGATGAGCAGACTTATCTTGGAGGTCTTCAGCGACGCCTTGAATTGGCTAAGACCAGCAGAGATCAGGTACATGGAGAGTTTGATAACGTTGATTACTTGAACTATTGGTGGGCTAACGAGCGTGGAGCGAATACTGTAATTCAATATAAGAAAAATAAAGATGATACCGTGTTTCAATCCGGCACTTTGCGTACAAAGATGCTGGCTTTTTTGTCTACATTTTTAGGTTTGAATCTTTCGCCTGACATTACTGCCTTTGATGCTAATAACTTTCCTGTGGGAGCACTCGGGGAGGGGATAGAGGACGTGATGGATAAATGCGAAGAGATGGAAAACGACGAAGAGAAGAAAATGTTAAGGTGGTATGAGCTTTTAAAACAGGGAACCGTGTATGTGGAAGACGTCTGGAACGAGAAGTATGTTATGGAAAAAACAGCCTCTAAGGGATTTGAAGGCAAGAAAGACGTGAAATGGTCCACTAAGCGCGTAAAAGGCGATTCTAGACCTATTAGAACGATAATTCCAGGCACTGCAGTTTACTTAGGCGATATGTCTAAGTACATGATTGAAGACCAGCCGTTTATTTACACTATTCAGGTGATTCGCTACGACGAAGCCAAGCAGATTTACGGTAACTGGGAAATGTGGGATTTTGTTTCCAAGTCAAAGAACGCTTTTTCCGGCAACGTTGGGAACGAAATGGTTGCCAATTGCTGGAGGTTGCTTGATAGCGATAGTGAAAAAGTTGAAGTTATCAAGTATCAGGACAAAATCAACAACGAATTTCAAATTATTCTGAACGGAGTACCGATGCTTCCGATGGGCTATCCTCTGACGGAGATAAGTCCCGACGGGGAGTACACCGTAGTCCAGCAGAATCTTGAACCCATAAGGGATACTTTCGCAATCGGTAAGTCGTTTATATTTAAAAACAAAAATCTGGTGGCTGTTTTGGATAAAATGATGCAACTTGGAGTGTTGAAGACCTATAAATCCTACATGCCGCCATATTTGAATACTTCAGACAGGGTTTTGTCAAGAGATGTGCTTTCCGCAGGCAAGATTACCCGCGGAATACAGCCCGGACAACTTCAACCCGTGAGTGAACAGGAAACCAAGGGCGTAACTCAGGGTGAATTTAATATGATTCAGGAAATGACCTCCTTGATTGATAGAAATACCGTATCACAGACCACTACGGGATCCAGGGAGCAGGGTGAAAGAGTTACTGCTACGCAGATTATGCAACTTCAACGTCAGGCAAAAGTTATGATGGGTTTGATGACGCTGTCTGTCTCGCTTTTGGAGAAAAAACTTGCTTATAAACGCTTAGCATTGATTCTAAGGTACTGGTTTGAACCCACAGATCAGAAGGTTGACGAGGCAAGGGGTGAACTGAAGAACCGATACAGGACAGTAGCCTCGGAAAGGACTATTTCCAACGAAGGCCAGGGGGTGCGCATGGTAATTCCTACGGAAAAGATACCTAAGCCGGGCGAAATTCGCATGCTTGAAGAAGAAGCAACCAAAAGGATGGGCGTTCCTATCAGGATGATTATGCTAAACCCGAAGGAACTTAAAAAAGCCCGTCTGGTGTGGGTTATTAATATCAATCCGAAAGAGAAAAAGAGTTCAGAGTTTAATAAGATTATGTTTCAGGAGATGGTTATGGGCGCGGTTAACCTCGGATTCCCGATTAATCCTGATTGGGGCATGGAACGCTATGCTCAGATCTGGGAAGAAGACCCTGGAAAGATGTTTAACCGTGGAACAGTCCCTCAGCCAGGCGTAGAGCCCTCAGGAACGATGTCACAGGGCATGCAAGGGGCTGGGCAGGCTCAGAAAGGGGTTAAACAGGGGATTATGCCAAAACCAGAGACGGCGTCTCCTAAGGGCGTTTTATGAAAGAATTAATAGACAACTTAAATCGTGAAGAAATAGAGAAATTAGAGGCCATAGAGTACACAGAAGAACAATTGTCGGATAGGGCCGCTGATGTTGAGCTTTTCTACAAAAAATGGGGAGAGAAGATTTTAAAGATTTTAATATTCAAACAATTACAGTTAATCGGAACGCAATCGCAGAGTTTAGAAGACCTGTGGTTCGCGAGAGGGACTATAAATGGATTTAAAATAATCCAGGAGTGGTTCAATGATAAATCCCAGCAATCAACCTCAAGACTCGATAAACCGGAAGAGGAGTCGGGCTTGGGAGAGGTTTAAAATATGAGATACCAGAAAGGAAATAATAATTGGTTGGGAAGACATCATTCTAAAAAAACTAAAAAAAGAATGAGTGAGATTAAGAGGGCCGAAAATCTGTCACCAGAAACAAGAAAGAAACTTAGCATAGCGGCAAGCAAGACAAATCGTCTTAGGGGGAACGAAACAAAATTAAAGATTGCAAATTCTTTAAGAAGAGAAAAAAGTCATTTATGGAAAGGCGGCATTTCATTTGAACCATATTCATTAGACTGGACAAGAACATTAAGGCGGAGCATTCGGGAACGAGACCACTACACTTGTCAATTGTGTAGTAAGCAGCAGGAAGATTGTGCTCATGCCGTCCATCACATTGACTATAATAAAGCTAATTGTAATCCAGATAATTTAATAACCCTATGTAATAGTTGTCATTCAAAGACAAGTATTAATCGGGATTACTGGATTAGAATTTTTCAAGGTCGCCGCACGGGGTACGCCAGCCCTAGTTAACAAATTGGTTGTTAGGCTAAACATTAATTTACAATTTTATGACAGAAGTCTTTAACGAAGCAGGAGACCCCCTTGAAACGTTTGACGAAGACGGTAATCCTATAGAAGTTCTTTCTAAAGGTGAAGCAGAGTCTAAAATCGAAGAGGTTAAGCTGGAATCAGAGCAAAGAACAGCTGACTTGACCGACAAAATGGAAGAGTTGAAATCTCAGATAGCCGATAAGTCCAAGGAAATGGGCGAAGAAGACGATAAGTCCAAGAACTTCAAGGAACTTAGAAAATCACGAAACGACCTTCAGGAAGAGTTGGAAGTTACGAAAAAGGAACTTTCTTCCTACAGGGATAATTCCACAAAGGAAATCGAGAACATCAAGCAAACTATCAGTGGAAGAGCCCTTGAGGATAAAATCAAGGAAACTGTCGGAAACGATTCGGAAATGGTTAAAAAGGTTAAGTTTCACTTTAACAATTTCAAGGCAGATGAGGAAACCGACCCGGTAAAGCGTGAGAAAAATGTTGAAGAGAGAATCAAAAGCGCATTTATTCTCGCTGGTGGCGGGAATAGAAACATTATCGGAGACGTTGCCGGCACATCTGGTGGATTTGTTCCATCTCCTCCGGGAGAAGCTACTCAGGATACGCCAGAAGGCGAAGTGAAGGGTTTGGGATTACAGAAAATGGGGTTAAGCGATAAAGATTTCAGGGAACATAAAAAAGCTAAAGGAATCCTATGACAGAAAAAAACGAAGAAATGATACAGGTGCCGAAGAGTTTTATCGATGATTTGGAAAAACGTCTTTCCGCACAAGAGGCAAAAAGTAACGCCCTTGAGTCAATGACTGACAGAAAGTTGCGTGGACAGTACTATTCCAGACACAAAGAAGAACTTCCGATTCACGTAAAGTTAAGAACCTGGACAGTGGAAGGAGAAGAACCCTCGGTGATTCTTGGATGGAGAACAGTAAGAGATGAAGGCGCGCACTTAGATCCAGCTACGAACAGATTGATAGAAAAACAGGACATCGAGATAGTTCTCGAAGACGGAAAAAAACTGGAAATGCCCTTGGCTGCCTGGAATCTCAGATACGGACACGTACAGTGTGAGCAGATAGGAACAACAACTGACGAGAAGGGACACTTGTCCCTGAAGTTGCGCAGAAAAGATAACGGAAAGGAGTACGTAGTGGGCGTGCAATATGTAAATTGAGATATGCCAAGAGGATTCTATAAAAGAACCGAATATCATCGCAAACAAATGAGTAAAGGAGCAACAAACAGAAAGATAACTCCCCTATTTAGACAAGCAAGAAGTGATAATGCAAAGATAAATCCGAATTATGGAATGAAAGGGAAACATCATTCAGAAGAAACAAAGAAAAAATTGAGTATGGCAAATAAAGGAAAAACTACATGGATGAAGGGAAAACACCACTCAGATGAGGCAAAAAGAAAATTAAGCGAATACAGGGGGCCGAAAGCATCTAATTGGAGGGGCGGGATTTCTTTTGAACCTTATTCTATTAATTGGACAGATACCCTTAAAAAATCTATTCGTGAACGAGACCATTATATTTGCCAATTATGCTTAAAAGATGGTTATCCGGTTCATCACGTTGATTATGACAAAAAGAATTGTTGTCCAGGGAATCTGATTACTTTGTGTAATCGATGTAATGCAAGGGTTAACTTTAATAGAGACTATTGGAAGACTAAATTTACTACTAACTAAATGGTATGGGCGTGGGCTTGTACTCACGCCCTACCACAAGAATATGCCTGAGGATTTCACAACTTGTATCGCTAAAAAAAATAGTAAAAAAATAACAAAAACTCTTCCTAATGGTAAGTATATTCATTTATGTAAAGACGAAAAGGGTTGGCATCAGGGAGAAGTAAAAACTAAACAAAAACCAACAATGTCAGCTGGTTAGAAATTATGAAAGGACAGTATTACGGACCGAACAAAATAGAGAACGTAGTCAATCTTGAAGACAAGACTTATTTCGGCAAAGAACGAATCAGGCTTGAGTTTAAGGATAAAAACATAGAACTCCCGTTGGCAATGGCCGAGGTAGCTGTGTCTAAGGAAGCAAAAGACCTTACCGGATTGGTTAATTTACGCATAAAACCCGTTGTTTCGAGGATGTTGGCTATTTTAGCTGAAGCGGAGTTGAGCATAGATGAGATAAATTATATTATGCCGGACATTACGGAGTCGGTAAACATAAACATTGATAAGGCGAATAAGATTTTATGGGGCAAGGAGAAAGGAGAAAAAACTTTACTTGACGTTGATAAGATTTTATTACCTGAAAAATATGAAAACTGTGGTATTGAGTGTAAGGGAACGGCTCGGAATCGGGGGACTTCTAAATAAGAAGTACCAACAGAAAGGACTGAGCCTTGAGACATTAAATCACGCCCAGAAGATTGTAGAAAAACTGACAATGGATGAAAAGGAAAGAAAAGGCGTGGAACTTAAAAGCGAGAACGGGAGATTAACTTGGGACTTACGTAAGGACAAAGGGAAGGATGTTGAGTTCAGCGAAGACCAGATTAAGTTCCTAAAAGAGGTTATTCAGGGATTTTCCGAATCAAAAGAGTTCTCACTGGAAGACGGTTATGTTGTTGATTTAATTGAAAAAATAAGCGCGGGGTAGAGAATCGGTATCTCGCGAGGTTCATGACCTTGAGGCAGCTGGTTCAACTCCAGCCCCCGCAATCCGTTAGCATTCGTAAAATGCAAACCAGCCCATCGCAGAGAAGCGTAATCACGGGTTGAAGGGCATACGTTGCTCGATAACTGTAGTCGAGGGATTCGAGTAACCGGCCTTAATCAAGTAAGCTCTATACTAAAATGAGTTTTATAGTTAAAAAAGGAAAGACTAAGATTATAGAAGTCCCGTGGACAACAGGACAAACAACGTCTAAGGATGCATTAGTTTGCTGGAGTGTTGGGTATGGTATACCTTGCACATCATCAACGACATCCGGAGCAACAATTGGCGTTGCCGTAACAGCCGTTACTTCCGCTACTGACATTTACACCACACAAGGAAACTTGCATGTGAGAGTCCCGGTGGACAAAAATGTCGAGTGGGCGGCAACCGTTACCGCAACCTTAGTAGTTGCAGACCTTGGTTTGCACTGTGATTTGACAGACGCGTCAACTATAAGTAGAGCATCCGGAACCCTTGACATCGTTCAGATTTCGAAGTTCATATCAACAACAAAATGTTGGTGTAAACTTAATATCGGAACTGGTGCTGTAGCTGGCTCACTCTAAAAACTAATATAATATAGCTAACTGCATTTTGTTAATTAGAATATGAAAAAAAGAACAATTAGAGAAATTTTTAGTTGACAGAATGCAGTTAGTTATAGAAAGTTAGTTCAAATATATCGAACTAAATACAATATCACAATCTGATTTTACCAAGCTCGCAGACGTCATTTGGTTTAAGGGTGCAAACTCCGTTCCGAATTATATGAGAGACTCTGGTATGGTAAAGGAAGTTGCTATCAGCGAACACACGGGTAATACCCGCGCATTCTCTGAAATCGACAGCAACGAGTACTTGGCATACAAGAGTGAAGGCGATCAGGCCTCGCGAGGAACTATTCAACAGGGGTATACTAATACTATGACTTCATATCGTGTTGCTGAAAACGTCGGCATTACATACGAAATGAGGACACAGAATAAGTATCCCGAGGTAGTTGCAAAACTATTGAATGGTGGTCGCAAAGGTCCGAATAGAATCGACATTGATCTTTCACATAGAATCGGATTCGGAACCGAGACTTCTTATACTGACATGGATGGCCGAACAATGAGTTTGGTCACGGGAGCGTCTACATCTCAACAGCTATTTGACACAAATCATCCGTTGGCTTCTGGCGCAACAACCTATCGTAACCGTTTAGCTAACAACCCAAGGTTATCCAAGGGTGCATTAGAAGGAATGGAACGATTGGTAGCCGAAGAAACCTACAATCATCTGGGAG